GCATAAACAGAGAGAAATGTATTTGTATAATTGTCACAGTCATGAAGGTGATTGTGGATCTCTCGTTGGTGTATATAATACAGCAGTGGAGAGAAAGATAATAGGATTGCATATTGCTGGTGGTAAACACGATTGTGGTGGAGCTGCTCCAATAACTTTCGAGCGTGTGCAGAGAGCTATTAATAGCTTTAATTTAGTTTGTCATTTTTATTTTGAAATACCTGATTTAGTTGATGAGAGTAAGGAACCAAATGTTCCAAGTGGTATTTTTGTACCATTAGGAAAGTGTAAGGAGAGAACTGGCCAAGCTGTTAAAACTAGTTTACGTCAGTCCTCTCTTTATGGTAAATTATCATTACCTATAACGGCACCAGCTTTATTACGACCTAAGGTTATTAATGGTGTATTACATGATCCTTTGCTTTCCGGTTTGAAGAAATGTGGTGTAAATCCAACTTTGATTCCTCAGGATATTTTGGATAGTGCTGCCAATGATGTAGCACGAGTTGTAAGTATGGATAGAACTGTCAAAAGATCTAAGTATGCAGTTGTTTTATCATATGAGCAAGCAGTTATGGGTGCGGATGATGAGTTTATGACGCCCATAAATCGCACTACATCTCCTGGTTTTCCTTATGTTACGCGTAAAGGTGGTAAGGCAGGAAAAACTCGTTGGTTGGGTAGTGATGAAAATTATGATTTTACATCTTCAGATGCATTAGCTTTGCAAAAGGATGTTCAACAACTTATTTATGACTGTAGTATTGGTAGAGTGTCTGGAGTATTTTGTAGTGATACTTTGAAGGACGAAAGAAGAGAATTAGCCAAAGTAGATGTAGGTAAAACTAGAGTTTTTTCGGCTTGTCCTGTTCATTTCGTTTTGGCTTTTCGACGCTACTTTTTGGGTTTTGCTGCTTTTACTATGCACAATAGAATAGATAATGAAGTTGCTGTTGGTACGAATGTCTATTCTATAGATTGGCACCGTATAGCTTTGCGAATGAAAGTAAAAGGAAAATCGGTTATAGCAGGAGATTTTTCTAATTTTGATGGGTGTTTAAATTCACAAGTTTTATGGGCTATTCTTGATATAATTAATGAATGGTATGATGATGGTGAGGAAAATGCCAGAATTCGTATGGGCTTATGGGCTCACATAGTTCATTCAGTACATATTTTTGAGGATAACGTTTATATGTGGACCCATTCCCAACCATCAGGAAATCCTTTTACTGTCATCATAAATTCTATTTACAACTCTATTATTATGCGTATTTCTTGGATTTTGGTAATGGAACAACATAATAAATCAGGTATGATTGATTTTAATAAATACGTAAGTTTTGTTTCGTATGGTGATGATAATCTTTTGAATATATCACGGGAGGTTTTGGAATGTTTTAATCAGCAGACCATTGCAGATGCTTTAGCATCTATTAATCATACTTATACTGATGAACTCAAGACTGGAGAAATGGTACTATCGCGTACATTAGATGATGTTTTGTTTTTAAAACGTTCTTTTAGATACTCTAGTAAATTGCAAAGATATGTTGCCCCATTGAAACGTGAAGTGATTTATGAGATGTTAAACTGGACTCGAAATGTTCCTGATCCAAATGAAATTGTTAGAATGAATATTCAAACTGCGGCTCGTGAAATGAGTTTACATGGTCAAGCAGAATTTGATTCTTTATTATTACTATTGAAAGAGAACAAGAAGTGGGTTTCTCATTTCCCTGTTCTCGAAACTTATAATCAGTATCTTACGGATATACGTAAGAGACCTGAAGATTTTTATTTCTAAAAAGGAAGAATGTGATCTTGCTTTTCCTGACAATTTTGTGAGGTTAAAAAGGAAAAGTATTGCTATTCGACTAAAGGGATTTTCTATTTAGAATTACTTCCAGGATGTCCCGAGGCAGCCCCTCATTATCCAGGAACCCTCACTGCTCTCATTTTGATTAGGTAGTCATTTGGGAAAAGATATTTACCTGCTACATTTCAATCAAATAATGTCGAGGTCTCCGACAGAGAGATCACGTCTGAACAACGTCAAATTGTTCAATTTTCTTCTGAGGGAGTCACACCTGCTGTTACAGCTGTTCCTCAGATTTCTGATTTATCTACAGATTACTTATCAATGGCAACTAGAGAGGACCGTACACATGGTCTTACAGACTTTCTTTCACGTCCTGTGGCAATTGAAACTGCTTTATGGTCATCAGCGACTACACAGGGAACCCAATTATACACTACCAATTTTCCAGACGCATTATTAACTCAACCAATGTATAGAGATAAATTGCGTGGTTTTGTTGGTTTACGCGCTACTTTGGTTATAAAAGTTCAAGTTAATTCGCAACCATTTCAACAAGGTCGTCTTATGTTGCAATATATACCATATGCTCAATATATGCAAAATAGGGTTGCATTGATAAATAAAACTCTTCAAGGTAGATCTGGTTGTCCTCGAACTGATCTAGATTTAAGTGTTGGTACAGAAATTGAAATGCGTATTCCTATGGCAACACCTCATTTGTATTTCAATTTAATTACTGGTCAAGGTTCTTTTGGTACTATGTATTTAGTAGTTTATAGTCAATTGAAGGATCAAGTTGCTGGTAATGGAAGTGTTGAGTATACTGTTTGGGCTCATTTGGAAGATGTTGACGTTCAATATCCTACAGGAGCTGATTTAAATAATTCTTTTGGACCAAATTTTGCTCAGAATCAGTTGTTTACTCATATGTCTTCAGAGTTATCTCAGTTAGCAACCAATCATTCAGTGTCTGCAGGAGTTGGTAGAATTGCTGAGGGTCTGAAGGATTTGACTCGAATTCCTTTGGTTGGTAATATGTTTTCTAGACCAGCATGGATTTCTGCTTCCATGGCAAATATTTTTAAGATGCTTGGGTTTTCTAAACCTACACTTCAAGGTTTACCTGTGGAAAATAAGTTACGCACTCAAACTAGGATGTGTAATTTTGATGGTGCCGATAGTTCTCATAAACTTGCTTTATCTTCTGGTAATGCTATTGAAACTAAGCCTGGTATGTCTGGTACTGCCTCAGATGAGATGGCGCTATCTCATATTCTTTCTATACCTAATTATTGGGATAATTTTCCTTGGAAAACAACTCAAACTTTTGGCACTATTCTTCGAACAGATTTTGTTACTCCCATGAAAATAAAAGTGTATGATGATACTATTACAGATCGTTTTCGGTGTACACATTTGGGTTTCGTTGCCAATACTTTTGGTTTATGGAGAGGTAGTTTGGTTTTTACTTATAAGTTTGTTAAAACCCAATATCATTCCGGACGAGTTATGATCTCTTTTATTCCTTTTTATTATAATGAGTTGGCAAGTACTACTGATTTAGATATTTCCCGAGCTCAACGAACAGTTGTTGATTTGCGTACTTCGACTGAAGTATCATTCACTGTTCCTTATGTTTCTACGCGTCCATGGATGTTTTGTGTTCGTCCTGAGTCTCCATTGTTGGGACCCAATAAGCAACTTCAATACAATGCTGTTACTGGCATTGTTAGAGTGCAAGTTTTGAATCAATTGGTAGCTGCTAATAATGTATTCCAGGAAGTAGATGTCATCTTGGAAGTTAGCGGTGGACCGGATTTAACATTTGCTAATCCGACTTGTCCAAATTATGTACCATATTCTGGGGGACTTACAGCTGCTGCTATTGAAGATGTTCCACCAAATAAGACGAATCTTCTTTCGGAGACACGATATCATTAATCCAAACGATCTTGTTAGAAGTGTGGTTCCGGATCAAAAGGATCTCATTAGTCCTCCGGATCTTCGTCGTACTGATGGTTCTTATTCTTTACGCGGTGGTAAATTGTTCACTCATATGATGGGTACGAATGCTGCGATACCTAGGAACGATGCACAGTTAGGAGCTTCGCCACCATCTATTGATGGTCAATCTATTGACGCTAATTGGTCTCCTGAAGCTAATTGTATTGGTGAGAAGATTATGTCAGTACGCCAGCTGATTAAGAGATTTGGAGCTATTGGTGGTACTGCGAGAGTTGCTCCTCAGGCAGAGCCACCTACAAATTCTTTAGTTTTAGCTCCTTTTGCTGTGACTACTCCCACGGCAACTCCAAGTGGTGGCCAATATTATCCTCAATTG